GCCATACATCTCTTGAGGCTTGGTTACAGCACCTTGGATAACACCTTGAATACGTTGTTGTTCAGCTAGTTGTTGTTGCTCTAACTTACGCTTGCGAATCATGTCAGCTAATTGAACATTCTGTAATTGGCTTTGCAATGTGTCTTGCATACCGCCTTTATAGGCTTGCTGACCACGCTGTAAGCCTTCAACAATAGACTGTCCTGTATTCCCTCCTTGGAATAATCTACCCGCTAAAGCGTATAAGGCTTGTGCTTGTGCGTCATCACGATTACGAGCAATGTCAGCTTGTGACATACCCAACAGACCCATTGTGTCTGCACCGCTAGTCCCAAAAATGTCTAATAGTCCAGCCATGTTAGTCCTTAACCAAAGAATGAGCCAAGGTCTTGATTACCATAATAACTACCAGTTCCAAATCCACCACCGCCACCAATTTGGCTCATAGCAGAAGGAGGCGTAGCACCAAATGGGTTTAACCAACTTAGGTTAGGAGAACCTAGATTCTTGTAAACAGCAGCACCAGTAGCAGCAGTACCTAACAATTTTTGAAGCGTAGAAGTATCAGCAGCACCACTTGCAGTAGATGTTCCTACTCGTCCCAATGGGTTGCCATATACCAACGACATATAGTTCTGTAAGTTCTGCTGTGGCTGGTTCTGCAAGAAGTTAAAACGCTGAACGTCAGCACCTAATTGTTGACCTTGGTAACCTTCACGCAACTGACCAGCATTTAACAACTGCTGAATATCTTGGTAATCGGTAGCAGCCATTTGAGGGGCTAAACCAGTAGCTTGTTGCTGACGCTGACGCTCTGCCTCGTAGTTCTGGTAAGCAAGTTGACCTGCTGTGTTAGTCAGGGCTTGTGCATACTGCCCCGTAGCACGATTCTGTAGGTTACCCATAGCACCAGAGCCATAACGACCTGCTAGGCTTGCTTTAGAGCCAATGTCGCCTAGTGTCTGTTGGAACTGAGTCTGTGCAGCTTGGGCAGCAGGAGCAAATGCACCCTGAAAGAAAGGGTTTCCACCCAGATAAGCACCGCCAATAGTTCCCTGCAATTGTTGCTGTGCAGCACCAGTTAAAGGATTGCCAGCTAAAGCACGAGTCTCCAGAGCCTGAAGACCTGCTTGTGTAGTCTGAGAGGGGGCTACAAAGGTTTCGCCTGTGTAGTATTGTGGGCCACCGCCCTGATAAAGTTGCTGAGCCTGTCCCAGACCATACGTTAAATATGGTGCAATTGTTGGGTCAACTGTGGATGTGGTAGTGGTAGCCATCTTTTACTCCTAAAAGTTCGGATTCCGAGATGGGTCATCCACGGAATAGATTATACATAAATTATTAAAATCAACCAATAATTGCATAGCGATACTTCTTATTAGCCGTTGAATTTGCAAAGTGGGTTATCGTAGCCGTACCCTGTCCTTGGGAACTAGCATAGATGTTTGTCAATGCTGACGGAGAGATGTAGTTCATAGTCGTAATCAAGGACGCTGTAGATGGGTAATTTGTTCCAGCAGCATAGGCTTGAAGGCTTACCGAAGTGTTATCAGTTTCCCACCAAAGTTCAATGTAATCATTTGCATTTAAACTTAAAAAGTAGTTCCATCCAGTTAAGCCATGACCATTAACTGAGCCATGTTTACTAGGGATGGCAAAGAAACCTGTTGAACCAGTAAGATTCGTTCCGTTGACTTTTATCCAAGCCCTAACGTCATGGTCTTGCGAGTCCGTATTCTCAAACTGACCAGACCATTGAAAGTTATAAACGCCTGTGTTTTTAACATTTAAACGAGAACTATTGGATAAAGTTATTCCATTTGAATAATCCGTAGTGTCCATAGTCATTGCATAAGCGGTATTTGCTGTAGCAACAGTTTGGTCAACTAGACTCTGAAAAGCCCCATAAGGTGAGTAATCAGCAAAAGCAGCAGCAGAGGCAGGGACAAATAAGATAACGCTGTCTGGGCCAATCCTTCTGTCTGTCAAAGTGGTAGTAACAGCACCACCAGTTGCCAGAGTCAAAATCCCTGTGTTGTTGGTCTTTCCGTCCATGATTCCACGGACAACCTCTGCAACTTCACGCTCATTGCCACCAAAGGGAGGAAGGCTTCTAAACATTATCGTGCGCCTCCACCAACGATATCTACATCAATACCCACTGCTGTTTTCCAATTAGCACCCGTAGGAACTAACTGAAAACGATGGTATCTACCCCTAGAACGTAAGGGTACTCTGTTCTCTGTTGTGGCAGCTAGTGCAGTTGAATAGGTCACAGTCTCATCTAAACGAGTCCTAGAGGCTACAGCAACAGTTGCAGAGCCATTATCTACCTGTGGTCTGGCAAGATTAACTATTGAGTTAACACCAGTATCAACATCACCAGTAGCAATTAGACCAGTTAAGTTAGAGCCATTGTATGTAATTACTTTTGTTGCCAATGTTCCACCAAGGAAGTATTTGCCACCGATATAAAGAATTGAGTCCAAAGACGCTGGTAAAGCATCAAGACTAGCAGAGATGCTGTCTAAGTTTTCCAATGAGACAGATGATGTAGAGGCATCAGAGATAAAGTCTGAGCCAGCATCGCAGTATGTCCACTTGCCTGTTGCGTAGTTGTAGATTATCAGTTTACGAGTTGCGTCTGTGGCTCTGTAGTTCCACATAACAAGTTTTCTTACAGAGTCAGCAGCAGCAGACATATTTGCAAAGTCTGTCTCATCGGCATCATTAAAGAAGTATCTATCTACCTTCTCGTTGCCAATCGGCTTAATGGTTTGTCCATCGCAAACATAGAATCCGTCTTCAGCCAAGAAGAACGACAATCCCATAACCTGTGCAATAGAGCCACCAGCGATACATCCTTTACCACGAGAGATATTGTCAAACTGGAATATAAAAGGTGTACCAACGTAACTCATACGATGGATAGCTTTCTCTAAGAAAACCAATCCAAACTCACCGCCTCGGATGCCAGTAATGTGACCACCATCAGGAATATCTTGATAGTCTGACTGTGTGTTTACGTCCTCTACCCAATCAGTCTCGTTAGCCAATGCTGACCAACGAACACGATATGGATAATTAACGCTACTCTCATTTGTGTAAGCACAAACAACAAAGTCACGGACAACAGTAATGTATTTAGCTATCGGTGCTGATGCAGATAAATCAGCAAACAAGCTAGATGTACCAATCACATAAGACTGTAACTTGCTATCGAAGTTAGTTCCAATGATGTTGTTGCCATAAACTGTGTACCTAAAACGATTGTCAAACGATGTTGTGTAACCACCAGTTTTAGACACGTTTGTTAAGCCACCAACAGAAGACACTTCATAGATTTTTGTGCTACCAGATGCAAATAATTTAGTAGTTCCGTCAGATGGATTTTTACCAGCAATCAAAGCATTTAGATTTTCAGCAGCAGCTTGAGAGAACAAAGCAGCAGATGGGAATGGGCCGTAACCCACAGCCTGAGAAACAACATTCTTAGCGTCTGTCAATGACCCAACAATTCCAGCTTGGTCAGGTAGCCATTCACCAAAATTTATCCGTTGGGTAGCCATGTGTTATTTCCTTGTTGTTGCGTAGTCCAAGTATTATTTTGACTTGGTACTGGTGTCCACTCATTTGACTCTGGGTTTACAGTTGTCCAATTATTACTACCAATTGAACTTAGTGTCCATGTATTATCTTCTGGTGCTACAGGACTCCACTCCTCACCATATATGTACCCCACCACACTTGTAGTAGCCAATCCATTTATAGATGAACGTCCATTAGTTACATAGTTAGCATAAGAACTAACAGTAGCTATCCCATTTACATTAGATGCACCCGCCCCAACATAGATAGCAGATGCAGATGTAGTCGCTAATCCATTGACACTAGAGTTTGCTAGTCTTAACCTAATACCTTCACTAGCCGTAGTTCCAGTAGCATTTACTGAAGAATCACCTAATCTAAGCCTTATGGCATTAGAGTCGGTAGAAGCATTTGCATTAACACTTGCAGACGTTGACCTAATCCTGAACGCATCTGCGCTAGTAGTCGCTAGAGCATTTACCGATGCCGCACCATCAGTTGCCAATACATCGCCAACAGCATATTGGTATTCCCAATAGCCGTATAGAACGTACTGGTCTGAGTATGCTGACATAAATTAAGCGTCAGTCGCACCTTCAAACTCAGGCTTTTGCTTGATGATTGCGTACAAAGCAGCTCGGTCTGCACCCGCTACATATTCATCACCAGCAATCTGAACCTTGCCTGCGCTTAATGGTTGTTTACCAGAATCACGGGCTTCTTTAGAAGCATAGCCGTAAAAGGTTACTTCTGTTCCCTTGCCTTTGAAGTCTTCTTGGACAGCACCGATGTTCCAATAAACCGAGGGAACTCCGAAGTCTGTATCTACTGTTTTGAGTAATGCCATTTGTTTTCCTTAAACGTCTGTTGAACCAGCGTACTGGGTGAATGTTTTTAATACACCATACATAGCGGGAATCAAGTCGCCTGACAAGTCTTCCATATTGATGTAATGAGCCTGTTGTTGGATAGAAGGCCATCCCGCTTTACGGGCTTCCTCTGTTGCGTGGATTTCCACTTGAACTTGCACTTGGTCTTTAGTACCAAAGAAGTTAGTAATCCTAGCGTAAGCCTGAGTTTCAGACTGTCCGTTTGTGTTGTTGATTGCTGTTATCTTGAGAGCCATATCAGTCCTTAAAAAGTTACCTCTGTTGTTTCCAATTTTGCGACGACTCTAATAGTCGTTGATGCTTGACCAGTAAATGTTATCGCCAAACCACCATTGGTAGTATCAGCAGTAGCAGTTAAAGCCCATGTAGAAGCCCCTGCGTCTGCATAAGAGGATGTAACTGTCGCAGTACCAACTATTGTAGTAGATGCGGCATTTGCTCCACGTTTGATAACACCTTCAACTGTCCATCCCTTTGTGTTACCGCCACCTGTTACGTTAGCAATGACAGAGCCTTTGAAATAGTAAGCAGAGTTGTTGGGTAGGATAATCTGGTTGTTTGTGCTGGCGGCATTTGTATCTGAACGTAATACAGTTGCGGTTGCATCAGTAGTTTGTCTAGCAAGAATTAGTAAAGCCGATTGAGATACTCCAGCACTTGGGGTAATCGGATATTGACAAGCAGGGAAAACGTGATTTCCAACAATACTTCTAGTTGTCCCAAAAGTGCCACCCATAATTGCTGTTTGTGCACCAGAGGCCGTATTAAATTGACCTGCTCCAATAAAAGATGTTTCACTAGTAGCATTGTTGGTTAACCCCCCAACAACTACTGAAGATGTGCCACTTGCAGTATTAGGGTAAGTATTTTGAATTGCATAATATCCACCACCGCCTACAAATGAACCATTGCCACTAGCAGTATTACTTCTACCACCAACAACAGTTGAATAATCCCCACTAGCCACATTACGATTAGCCGCAGTACCAGCATCACCACCGCCCCCGATGAAACTGTAACTTCCAGTTGCCTGATTGTTACCACCTCCTACTACTACTCCGTGTGGAGTAAAGAAACTGAGTGTGCTAGTTGATGAGCCTGATGCTACTTTTGAAAGAGTAAGTGATGTTCCTGAAATGGCGGATACATATGTGTCGCCAGCAATTGATGTACCGCTAATAAACTGACCAACCTTGATATTGGCATTAGAAGCCGCAAGTGTTACGGCTGTAGTGCCGTTCATTGTTGCGCTTTGAGTTGTTACGGCAGATGCAGACGTTGCAGAGTTAGTAAACCCGCCACCAATAAAATTCCAAAATCCTGCGGCAGTATTGTATGAACCCGCAACAACAGCACTTGGGAAAGTAGATGCTGTATTGTTTTGACCTGCGCCTACAAACGAATATGAGCCTGATGAAGTGTTGCTAATACCACCTGAAACAACAGCACCAAAACCATTGGATACATTACCAGCACCGCCAGAAATAACTGAATAAGAACTACCAACTGTATTATTTTGCCCACCTGCTAATACAGAATATGTGCCACTTGCAACTTTTGTTGCCGCATCCCTAATTGTCTGCCAATCCACCGCATTAGCACCACGGGCATTACCACCAGTAGCTGTGGAATCTGTTTGTTGAGCCTGTAGCGCACCAGTACCTTTTGGTTGGACAACAACGGGGATATTTGTATCAGAGCCTTGAGCAGAAAGGACAGGGCCAAAGCCTGTTGTTGCTGGACTAACACGGTAATAGTTAACAGAAGATGCGGTAGGCAATGCTTGCAGTGAAACTGCACCAGTAGAAGCTTGGAACTCACAAGCAAACGCACCTTTAGACCTTAATATCAAAGGCGTGTTTGCGTCACTGCCTTGCGATGAAATAATTGGAGAACCACCAGTAGCCGCACCCGTTACTTGTACATAATTTACTGATGAAGCTGTGTGGGTAACGTCTAGTTGTAGATTGGATAAATTGTTTGTAAAAAACCTTACACCCGAACTACCTTTGCTTGATACCGCAAGACCTATGTTTGTATCTGTGCCTTGTACTGACAAAATTGGAGAACTTGATGCACTGTTACCTTGCATCTGCAAATAATTTACAGGGGGGTTTGCTTGAGCAATTCTTACTTGCTCTCCGTTTGCCGTTAAAAACGACATTGTAGAACCAAGGCTCTTAATTGTTGTTCCAGACCCCACAGTTGCAAACGCCGCCGCACCACTACCACCGCCACCAGAGAAACTTACTGTTGGTTGTTCTACATAGCCTGAACCTGCTGTAAAACTTGACTGTGTAGCGGCAATTGAATACGTCATGGTGAATGTTGCACCACTTCCAGTTCCACCAGTTACAGATACTGGGTTTGTTGGAAGCACAGACATACTGCCAGATGTAGCAAAAGTAACAGTAGCAACAGCCGAACCTGATAACGTGGCAACAGTAAGTTGTGATGGAGTTCCAGTTGCACCAACAATTGTTAATGTGTCGCCAACTGTGTAACCTGTACCACCTGCAACGACAGTTGCTGTAGAACCTGCCATAAGTGGAGACAATGTCGCTTGCGTACCACCCGCTGTAGTTGGAGCAGAAATTACTGCTGTTGGCATTGAGGTATAAGAGCCGTTAGCAGTCCTAGTAATAGCAGTAACAGTCCCACCATTAGAGATGTTCACCCCTGAACTACCAGCGGCTAGGTCTATTGCTCCTGTGCCTTTGGATTGGAATACTTGGGAGATGTTGGTGTCTGAGCCTTGGGCAGAGAATTGAAGACCATTACCAGTAATAGAACCTTGGGCTTGCAAATAATTGATGGCGCTTGCGGTATGAAAAAACCTAAACTGTCTTTGACTTGCAGAATTTGTCAAAATATCAATTGAGTTTGTGCCTTTTGAGGTAAGGTTCAATCGAACGTCAGCATCACTACCTTGCGCTGAAATAATTGGGCCTGAACCAGTAGCCGCACCAGTCACCTGAACGTAATTGACTGCTGATGCTGTGTGGGAAACGGCTAATTGAACAGTTGAAGCACTTGTATTTGTTGAAAAGTTAAAGCCAGAAGCACCACGAGTAACAAAATTCATTCCTGTTGCTGAACCTGTAGACGAAGCCGAAAATTGTGGAGTTCCAGAAACAGACCCACTAGCCTCAATCCACCTTGTGACACCTGATACAGCGTTTGCACGAAAAGATGGATTACTTGCATCACCACCTAAAGAAGTCTGTCCAGTAGCAGTCAACGTAGTAAACGTACCCGCAGCAGGGGTTGTGCCGCCAATGACTGTGTTGTCTATCGTGCCGCCTGTTATGGCAGCAGAAGTCTTCTCTACCTTATCCGTATTCAGATTGGTAAAGTTAGCGTCAACCTCATTGTGTGTAAGAGGTGAACCCTTCCCAGCACGAGTGACTAAGGTACTCATGCAAGAGTCACCGCCAAGGCCGCAGAAGCAAACTTGAATACATCACCAGTATCAATTACCTTAGAAGCCGTTAAAGCCCCGTGGAACAATAAATTACCACTGGTTGAGGCATCGTATAAGCCCATGTGTGTAATCGTCCCCCAAGACGTTGTAGCTTGGTCAAACTCTACTGCTGAACTGTTGCTAGATACACCATTAGAAGGCGCACCAAAAGTCATAGCCTTACGAACATAAGATGCACCAGTACACTCAGTACCAGTATTCGCATCTGTTGGGTCAGTTGTAAACAAAGCAACATAGACAGTTGATGGACTTGTGTAAGTTGTGTTACGGAGAACTGCGTTGATTACAGCGTTCTCTAAATAGTTGCTCATTGCTGCCATGATTTACCTCGATATGTTACGCATAGCCAAAGGAACACCAGAATACTGACCCTGTTCATCAGACCTAGTTAGTGTAGAGATTGCTCTGTCGTACATAGTTCCCCATGTGTTAATACGAGCATCGTTCATTAAATACGGCTCTGCTTCAATCAAAGAAGCATAAAGCAAAGCATCAGGACAGTTAGCCAAGAACACGTTAGTAGCAACACTAGAACTCAGGTACTCGGGAGCAGCAAAGTAAAGCAACTTCAATGTGTAAACAGCATCTGGCTGTGGGGCTAACTGGAACTCGGACGCAAGGACTGTGTAATCAAGTGGTTTACCTTGCTCTGTGCTTCTTGAGTTACGAGAAAACGCAGATGGGCTAGAGTAGTTCAATGGCTGAACAGGATTACCATTCACCACAAAGTCTCTTACTTCTAAGAAGTCTGTTGGAAGTCCTACAGTACCATCTGCGGCTGTCGTAGTCGCTGTTACTGTCTTCAGCATCTGACGGATACGCAACTCTCTACGGAGTCGATTCTCAGCAAATGTAATGAAATCTGGTATCTGGTCAGTTAAGTCTGTTCGTGCTAAATAAGCAGCAACAGAAGCCTTTAACGCTGTGTATGTTGCGTAACTCATACCACTCCAGTTCTGGTGCGCCACGCACGATTCATTGGGTCATTTAACCAAGCAGCAAAACGCTTTTCATCTTGGATAGCAAATCCACGCATGATTCCAACTTTGTTGAGGTCATCAATGACTGTCATTGGAATTGACGCAACCTTGTTA